AACGGGAACTGAACAAGCTTCAAGTCGCCCAACTCGCGAAGGAAGAAGCGGCTCGCGCAATCGCCGAAGATCGCAAGCGTGCTGCCGAAATTACCGAATGCGGTAATGGATTCCGCCGCAACCAGGCTGAAATCACCAAGGCCATCGAAAGCGGCCTCTCGATTGACGACTACAAGCGCCAACTCCTCGATTCTATGAAAACCGAAAACCCCGCCTATTCCGCAGGTCGCGTGGAAGTCATCAGCGAGCCTATCAAGAAGGGCAGCCGCCAATACCTTCAAACCACCTGGGCCGAAAACGCAAAGCGCGCTCTCGGTCAACGCGGCCAGAACATCGTCATCCCTTCCTACGCTGAGTCTCGCGAGTTCTCGCGCAACTACATCGGTGGCGCCCAAACTCCCTTCCATCGCTCCATGACCGGATCGGTGACGCTTGTGGACAAGCTCGCCATTGACGAAGGCATCGGCGCTCCCATCGTGGAAGAAGTCGTCTCGCTTTATCCCGAAATCGCAGTCTTCCCGGTCGATACCATTTCCGGCGACACCGTGACGCTCTCTATCGAAACTGGCAATCCCTCCGTCGGATACCGGAATGCGAACGAAGGAACGAGCGCGAAGAAGGGAACTTTCGCCTCGCGCATCTTCCAAACCTCGATCATCGAGCAGTTTATCAACGTGGACATCCAAGGCGTTCTTAATGCCAGCAAGGATCCCGCTCGCGTGTTGACCGCCGAAGCTCGCAGCGTCACTAAGGCTGTCCTTAGCCACATCGCATTTCAGCAGTGGTATGCTGGCACGACTCAAGCGTCTGCCGACACCAAGGCCAGCCCCGGCTTCCTCGCTCAGTCCAACAGCGCCGCGACTCACGTTGTCGATGCTACCGGCTCCACCGCCAAGACTTCGGTCTGGATCATGGAACTCGGCCAAGGCTCCTGCGATCACCTCTACGGCAACGACAACACTCTTCTCTTCGGCGAAGATTGGACCGAAGAAACCGCTGACGATGCAAGTGGCAACAGCCTCCGCGTTCTCCAGAACTGGATCTCGGGTCGCGTTGCTCCTCGCCTCGCGAACAAAAACTCGGCCATCCGCATCAAGAACATCGGCACGGATTCCGGCAAGGGTCTCACCGATCTTCTCCTTGCGAAGGCATTCCGCCAAGCTCGCGAACTGGGTATGAATCCCAACGCGATCTTCGCAACGCCTCGCTCGATTGAGCAGCTCCAAGTCAGCCGCACCACCTACTCGCCCATCGGCGCTCCTGCTCCGATGCCGGAAGAGTATCAGGGTGTTCCGATTTATCAAACCATCAACCTCTCCAACGCTGAGACGGTCTGATTCAAACTGAACTGACAACCCCAACTACCTACGACCATGTCACAAAAAGTGAATCGCCGAAACAAGGTTGACGCTCTCTTGACCGTCACTAAAGCCCTCCCCGCCGCCGATGCGAACAACGATACCGACGAAATCTACGTCGGCCCCGCTGGACCGCATCGCGAAGGCATGAAGCTCCGCGCCTCGTGGCCTGCCAACACCGTCCTCGTGGCCACCAAGCTCCTGACGCTCACGCTCAAGAGTGGTGCGACTGGCGCTCTGGCAGCTGAAACCGATCCGACTGCCACCTACGTCATCACCGGAGATACCGGTTTCGCCGCTGGCTACGTCGATTTCGAGCTTGGCCAAAATGTCGGTGAGTATGTCGCCGTCAATCAGGCCGTCGAAACTGGTGGTGGTTCCAACATCGCGACCAGCTTCACCTACTCGATTGTTTGCTAACAATCCCGCCCCATGCCCGCAGTAAATTCAGAAGCGAAAGCCGATGACGCACCGGGGGAGGTTCCGCCTCTTCCCTCCCCTGGTGCGACTGCGGATCGGGTTAATCGCATCCAGCGCATCGTTGACATTGTTGAAATGCTCAGCGGAACGCAGGACCAAGAGACGGTCATTGAGGACGAGCGGAAAAACCTCACGGCATTCGTTGCCGAAGGTCTGGACGCCGCCCTAACCGCCAAAGTCAAAGCCATCCTAAAATGAGCTATGCGACCCTCGATCATCAAGCTGCTCTTGCCGATCTGATCGCATTTGAAGGCAAGATGATTGAAATCGACGGCGTCAAGATGAGGGCAATTATCGAACAAGGCGACACCTCCTTTGAGGCCAGTGAATTCGGAATCGACAACCGCGAAAGCACGCTCACCGCTACGATCTTAAACAGAGGCACGACGCCGCGCAAACAAGCGCCCGTTTTTTACCAAGGGCAAAAATATCGCATCACGGCAATCAAGCCAGAGGGCGAACGAATCCTTTCCATTGATCTGACAAATGATTGACACCACCCCAGACCTCGCAGAGCGAGTCGAGGATAGCATCGCGCGGGTTTTCCGTGATGCCTTCCCTGGTATTGTCATCGCCACATCCAGCAAGCCCGAGGAGCGTGTTGGAACGTCCATCGGCATCAAAGCCGAGACCGGAGCAGAGGAGCCAATCGGAACGAACATGTTCCCCATTTCCATCGACATCGAGACGCGCAACCTAGATGCACAACAGCGCGAACTGATGCGCGAAATGATCGGCAATGCCGACTCTGCCAAGCAGACGGTTTCCGCCTACTCTGCTAAATCCTTTTCCATGCCGCGAGGCCAAGCCGTCGAAATGATCGGCGCACCTCGCACGGTCGAGAACGAAAACGACCGCATCATCACCTATTCTCTTGTCGCCACAATCCAACCCATCTGAGCCATGCCAACTCCCACTTTTGTATCTGCAACCAACTTCGTAAAAGGCGTAGCTAGCGCCGAAACCGCGATCAACATTTCGGACTTCCGCCAAGGCTGGACGAATGAAAAGATTTTCATCGAAGACAAAGGCGGATCGCCCACGGGTTTCGTCTACAACTTCCTGACTGCAACGACCTGCACCATTACCGGTGAGGTCAATACTGCCGCTCTTAACGGCGTGCTTGAAGTCGCTTTCGGAACCGCCGAAGTCATCGCAAATTCCGTGTCTGGCTACGGCATCACCACGGGCGGCTTTTACATGGATGACATCGAGATCAGTCAATCGCGAGGCGCTCTGGCCACGGCCACGGTGAACTTTACCAAGCATCCTGATATCAACTGAGGATGAGCGAACTAAAAGGGGCGGGAGTTAATATCATCCCAACGCAATGTCCGCGCTTCTTCGCGGCTTGTGTCACTGCTGGCGTCGAGCTTGAACCTGGAACTCCAGGCGTCTCTAACGTCTATTCTAAGGGTGTCACCTACGATCCCGACGAGCCGGGAACGATCAGTTATCACCTCGACAACAAGACCGTCGGCCCTTTGTCACTCGCCAAAGTTTGGCGGGATCCCTCGCAAGACATGACAGAGGCCGCAGCCCTGCCTGCACGAATGATCAGCGCAAGGACCGAAGACGATTGGCAAAGCATCGCCGACGACCTAGAGCTCCTTCACGTTTACTGTGCCATTGCCCACATCAAGTCCTTCGCGGACGGCAAATTCGCAATCGGAATGCGTTCCGTGACCGACGAGGAGGAGCGTGCCGCTAAAATGCTCTCAGACATGCCTGATACGATCCGCAATGCCACAGGCAGACGCAACGGCGGAAGGATCGCTGAACGATTTGACGCCATCTGGATGCCTGCCATGTTTGCATGGGTGAAAGCATGGGTGGCCAATTACCTAGAGCTGAAAGACATCTGGAAAGCTGCGAATCCCGCCATCAAGATTGAGCGCGAAGGTTTTCCCCTCGTTATCCCAAAGGGGCCGCAATTTGAGAAACTAGCCCGTCGTTGGGTCAAATAACCAAAAAAGAAGCATGAGCGAAATAACCATCGAAGACATCGAAAAAGAGAACAGCGTCACGCCTGACATCGTGGCCGCACGTAGCCGATCCTATCAATTCAAGGGCAAACCCCTAAAGCCCTTTTCCAAATCCCGCTCGACTGCGGCGCGTTGCATGGGAAACTCGCTTTTCCTTGGACGCGCAAAACCGGACGAAAACGGAGTCTGGGACCAAATCACGCTCGACTCGATCATGGTGGTCTGGCTCTGCTCTGTCGAGGATTCCCGCGTTGCTCGCGCCTGCCTTAATCGCGATCAGGCGATCATTGAGATGATGGCATGGTGGGACAAAGAAGGAGGAGAAATCGGAGGCGCGGAGGAGATCGAGGCCGTGCAACTGCTCAACATGATCTGCGAGGACATCCAGACCGTCTCTGCATCCGTCGAATCGCCATCGGGTGGCCGTGACACCTCCAACGTGGGGGAGTAATCGGGAGCGATGCCGACTACGTTTCGACCGTAGCGGCAAAGCTCCCCGGCCAGACTTGGGCATATTACATGGACGAACTGCCGCTCTGCATTGGGATGCAACTACGCAACGCAGATCTTTTCGAGCGCGGCTGCGACATCGTGCCACCAGGCAGGAGCGCATCGGCAAAGATGCGGGAGATCCTTGGCGAACACGCGGATGCGTGGTTTAGTTAAGCATGGACAAGGTAACCGCATCCGTTGACACCCGTGAGTTTATGGCCGCTTTGCAGGCATACGAGAAAGAATCCTCGCGTGACCTAAAAACGGTCGTCAAATCAACAGCAATCGACGTTGCCTTTAAAGCGAATCAATCGGCAGCGGCAGCAAAGAAAGGAGCAATCCCAAGTCTAAAAACCGGACTCTACAATGCCTTGGCCGCAAAGGCCGGATTCACTCGCGGTAAAGGAAACCAAAAGGAAGCCGAGCGCCTTTATAATCGCCGCATTTCCGCGATCAAATACAGCAAATCTCTGTTTCTCAAGATGGCGCAGGATCTCGGCGCAAAGGTCGCATCGCTCCGCAAAAAGATTGAAAATGCAGGGGCCGAAGACAAAAGCACCGTTTTGATTCCAGCGATCGAACTCTCGATTCAAGGCGTTGACATTAACCACGCCAATCAAGTCCTAAGCCAAGCATTGCAGGAGGGCGTCAACAAAAGCGCAGCCAAGATGCAGAAAAGAATCGAAGATAAAATTGCCAAACGCGCCCAAGCTCACTCAGGAACTCGACGGTAATGCAACGCTTCTCAATCAAGCAGCTCTCTTCGATGTTTCGCACGAATCGCGAGACAGTCGAGAAACGCGCCTCGCACCTAGGGCTGAAATACGAGGATGGAGACAATGGAGCAAAGCTCTACGACATCTTTGAAATCGCACAGCTTCGCCCTCCACCAGCCCGTAGTGAAGGGGCAATGTCCTTGGAGGAGGCGAGGACGCGAGAGGCTACAGCACGCGCAGAGGGGCTGGAAATGGACAACGCGCGGAAGAGACGGGAACTTGCCAACGTGGACGAGCTGATGGCGGCTCAGAATGTCCTTTTCGACGAGATTGCGGCCATCGTGAAGAAGTCGAAGATGACAGAGCCGGAAAAGGAGGATTGTCTGAGCGTCATTTCCTCAGTGCCTCGGAAATGCTGGGGCGAGTTTTAAGGGAGAAAAAAAGTTACATTTGACCGTTGACTTGGTGAAACTTTAAGTTACACTAAGCCCATGACCAACACCAATCAACGCAAGCAAGCCCTCCGCCACGACATCATGAACGTCATCAAGGCCAATGGCCTCGAGGTCACTGGAGACTTCTGGTTCATGCTGATCTTCCGCACTGAATCCGAACTCAAGAAAATCGCTCGGGAACTCCACATCAAAGCCGCCTGCTAAAGCAGTATGACCCCCACCGAATACAAAACACTCCGCGAAAAGCTCGCCCTTACACAGGGCGGGCTTGCCTCGCGTTTAGGTGTGACGCGCAAGACCATCAACGCACGCGAAACTGGAGCCGTCCGCATCAGCGAAGAAGCGGCGCTAGCCCTTGAGGCGCTGGCCTTTATGGAGCTGAAACCGGCATCGCAACCTGCTTGCCAATAGTCGTCGGAAGCCCTGCCGCCTCCAGCTTGGCATTGTCGGCCTCGTTCTCGGCGATGATCTTGTCGATGCTCAAGCCCCGATCCTTGGCCGCACGTTCGCGAGAGTTAAGGGACAGAGCGATTTCCCGCTCGATGGCCTCGATGTCGCCAACAGGATCAACCCAAGTCCAAGTCCTGCCGGAAAACTCAACGTGAGAGAGGCGGTCAAAGTCGAGGAGCGTATACCCCTCGATTTTCCCCATCATCAGCGCCATGCGGAGCCAACGCTCGAAAAGCGGAATCTCGAAAGTGTCGATGAACCACGAATGGAGAATCTTGTAGATGTCACGCTCTGACAGGACGCCCTGCCGGATGGAGGAATACGACACCCCTTCCAAATCTTGTGCCCATGTGTTGTAATTAACGTAGATGCCTGGGCTGACTCCGCGCAGAATGGCCTTGCGGAAATCAGGCATCGCACTATTCGGATGCGCTGGGTCAATCATCTGGGCCTCGACGCCATGCGGGAGCGTCTCAAACGTGCCTGGTGCAGAGGGCGCAATGGCCTTGCCGTCGTCGTCCTCGTCGCCAGTATATTGCGCCTCGCCAGTTTGCTTGAAAAAGCCAAGCTTGTTGGCGCTGATTCGCGCGGCGATAACCTCGGCCTCTTCAAACTTCGCAAGATGCCGAAGTCGAAGGAGGGCGTTGGCGAGCCAAGAATAGCCCTGACTCTGGTTGATGCGTCGAGCCAAGAACGTATGGATCATGTTCTCTCCCGGCACTTGAAACGTCTCGCGCGTGTACCTGCCGCTTTTCGGGTCCATTTTCCGCAGGTGGTATTTCACCGGCTCGTCCCATTCGTCAAACTCGACGCCCATGTAAATACGGGCGGCATCATTCCGGTGGTGCGGATCCAACGCGTCGATCTCGATCCCCTGCGCGGCAAAGCGAAACTCGTTTTTAGGAAAGCCATCGACGGTCCTCGTCAAAAAACCGCCATCGCGAACCGCAGACCGGAGCGCGAGACGCTCGAAAGCCGCCCTCGAAAACTGCCGCGTTACATCGAAATTCCCACGCCTAGAAAAGTCCTCCCACGCCATCTCAACCTTGGACCGCGCATCATTGTCGGCGCTATTGGAAAGCCCCTTTTTACTCCGCGCATCTGCTCGACGAGCGAGCGATTTCATTCGGATGCCATGCTGGCCGATCACGTTGGACTCCAAGGCCATCAAGGCGCCCTCGATATAGCCATCGTTGCGCTCAGAATCACGCGCACGGTCTCGCAAGGACTTCGCGTCCTGCTTGATCGCATTGTCCGCTGGGCCTGTCCCGGCAACCCAGTCGTTGGTGTATCGAGTGCCTTTGGCCGCGTCAAAATTACGCGTGCGGATGGGCTTGTTATTGGGACCGTAGAGTAATGGTTTCATTCAAAGCGGGAGTAAATGGTTCGACCGTTGGAAAGGCCAGCGTCTGCGCGAGCCTTGGCGATCTCAGTGTCGAGGTCGCGGCGGTATTTGGTCAAAAGCTCGCGAGCATCCATTAGGGAAATCTTGGTGATCGGCACGCCGCCCACGGTATACGTTTCCAGCCCTCGGCCCTCGTCGTCGCTGATTCGGCCTTCTAGGTGAGCTTCCAAAGCTCGGACCATCTTCCGCGCATGACTCGGCAGAGGGGCGCGATCTGGGGGCGCTTGCAGTGTGATATTGCCAATAGACTCGACAGACCGAATCCCGGACACCTCGAGCGTCAGTGCAACGACGTAGATTCCTGCGGGCAGGTTGGCTGTCTTTTCGGGCGCGTAGGTCGCGGTGGCCGTCGTCCCTGAGACTGACAGAGCAACGGTCACGACCTCGCCCGTGTCGATGCTGCGGAAATGAGCGGAGCCTGTAGCGCCTGACGATACAGTTGCGGAAAACTCAATAGATTCGCCGCAGAAGGCGCGTGAAGGAAGGGAGGCCATGTCGATGCATCAACAAAACAAAGCCCGATTTCAAGGCGCTTTTGCCTATTCCCCTACGAAATCCAGCTTATATTCGCGCTCTTTGCCTCGATCTGGTTCGTTTTTAGCCGCATATTCGGCATACTTTTTGGCAATTTTCCCGAAGGCAATGTCGAGCTTCTTAGCGGCGGCGATGTTGTAAACGCGAACGTCGAGCGGCTCATTGCGGTCGCGCTTGTCTTTCTTGTCGAAGAACTCGTAAAAGCTGCCGTCCTGTCCCTTCTTTAGCGTGACTTCCTCGATCAAAAGCCGCTGGAAATACTCGACAGTATAACCGTGTCCGCTCGGGAAGTGCATGTAGTTATGTGGAAACTCAGAGCTTCGCTTGTCGTATCGAAGCGCCGCGTTCTGGTAGATCATCGACTTGCATTCGTGCGTGCCAATCTCGTGGAACGTTCCGCGCTTCTCCCTTTTTGGAGGTGAAACAATGGGCTTTCCAAGCACAGTCGAGCCGAAGATCGCAAAGACGCCTCGGGCCTGTCTCGGAACCGTAAACGAAAGCACCTGGGCCTGCCGGTATTTCGAGTCGATGAACACCGAAGCAGCGCGGAGAACTTTCCCGCATGGGTGCAGGAACTCAGATTGAAGCACCACATCAAGCTTTTGCCACACCTCTGGCTCCATCGTGGATCCGCTGAGAACATGGTAGCCAAGCCCCCAGGTTTGCCCGTTGCAGCCGTGACCAACAAACTCAAACTCCAAACGGTCGCCTTGAACGTCGCAGCCGCCAGTGACGACCAGCACGCCAGCCGGGATTTTGAGCTGGTTTTCTGTCACGCGCTCCAGATAATCGTAAGCTTCCTGAGCAAGGCCGACAGGATCCGGCTTTTCTTCCTCGGGCGCTTGGTAGGTCTCGGCATCAAAGGTATTTATCAAGACCCGCTTGGCCTTCTCGCGATTGTCTGCCGCCTCGATTTTAAGCTCCTCGACCGCAGCCCAATGGAGGTGACTCGCGAAGCCCTTCTGCGGCGGATGCGGCGACATCATCCGGCTACCGTGGAAGCCAGCGATGCCGTTAAATGGCCGCGTGGCCTGCCATCTGCCGTTCCGAATCATCTCCATGCGCTCGGCGTCAGAGATTCGACACTCGCTCTCGGGGCATTCGATCCACGCGTTCTCGGGCGTGTCTCGATCATAGCGGAGCTGGCGGCGATGTAGCACAAATTCCTTGCCGCAATGGGGGCAGGGCGCGATCCAGACCCGCCAATCGCTCTGGAGCATCAGCGCCTCGATTTTGCTTTTGCCTTTGACGCTCGGATACGACGCCGCAATCTTGATTGTATCGGAATACTCAGAGCCTCGGACCCAGAAGATTTCAAGCGGGTCGCCTTCGTCGCTCTCAGTCGATTCGATGGCGTCGATCTCGTCGGCGAAAAGGAAATTCCCCTTGGCCCGTCGCATCTCACCTGGTGCATTGCTCCCGAAAGCGTTCACCAATCCACCAGGGAAAAGCTTATGCAGGATCGTGTTGCCGCTTTTCCGCCGTCCAGAATCGTCGCCGATCAACGTGGCGAGATCCGGCGTCGGATTGACCAGCTCTCCCATCAACGTCTCCTTGGACCATTTCTCCGTTTGCGAGATTGTCGGATACATCACAAGGACGCGACGAGGCGCCTCCGCGATGCTGTGGCCGATCTGGTTCATCACGACCTCCGTTTTCCCCATCCGCGAGGCGAGCATGTAAACCGTCATCTGGACGCGCGGATCGTAGGGCGCTTCCATCATCTCTCGCTGATACGGCGCAAAGTCGAAGCGGAACCTTCTTCCGCCTTCCATGCGCCGGATCTTCTCGGACCATTCCGGCGCGGTCATCGTGCGCTGGAAACGAAAAGCCCGCTCTAGATGCCGTCGAGTCCCTCGGTAATACCGATCAAGTGCCGCCTCACTCATTGTGATACCTAAACAGGTTGCCCGTGGCTCAACAATACCGGAGCCAACGTCACCATTTGCGAAAATTGCGTCTCTGTCCCACGCGAGAAGGTCAAGACAGCCGAAACTGGAAGCGCCACGCTGGCCGCATCCAGCAACCGCAGAACCTTGGAAGTGTCGAGAGTCATAGTGACGCCGATTGGGCCAATAAACGTTTCCGAAACGGTAATGGCTGGATTCACTCCGACCGCAGTGCGCTTCAGTTCAATCTTAATCGTCTCTCCGGTGGCATCTCGCGCTACAAGAAACTCTCCCGGCTCGATGTCCTCCAGTGCCGTTTCGAGCTGATAGGTGGACACGTTGGCCGAAAGCCACATCGTGCCGGTATCGGTCGCGGTTCTAATTTGAAACTTGCCAGCATCCGGCAACCTTGAGATCGTGATGCGGTCATTCTGCGCCACGCTCACGCTCCCGGTCGCCACGTTTGCCACAGTGACAGCCGCCTCGCTAATGTTGGACGCGCTAGTCACCGCGACCAGAGTTTGCAGCGTCAGGTCAATCTCGACCGTCTCGACGTTGGAAGCACCTCCTGCGATCAGCGTGAGGGCGCGATTGGTCATCGTTCCAAAGGCCGAATGGGCAATCGTGAAGTCTGCTCTCGCTCCATTGCTGCGGAAAGTGACGGTAAAAAGGCCATCTTTTCCCGTCACATCCACACCGCCAGCGGAAACGATGGCAGAAAGTCGATTTAAGGCGAGGCCCAGCAAATGAGCGTCAATCCCGACTGCGGGAAGCTCGACTGTGGATCCGCCCCATGTGATCGACCAATCGCCAGACGCAATCGGCACGGGCTTGTCGAGCGCAAGGGACAGGCTCAGTGTGTCACTGCTACTAATCTCCAAATGATCCGCGATCAGCTCGACGCTCAGGCTGTCGCCGGGGCGAATCGCATCAGGCAATCCCCGCACCTGTCCTTTGTCGTCGTAGCGCAATTTCAACATGCCGGACGCCTCCACAAAACAAGCGGCAAAATCAAGTTGAAAATCCCTGTCGTTTTGTTGACTCATCGTCATGCCTGACTCTCCCGTCATTTCCGGCGTTGCCGATCTGCCTAAATTCTATTTTGCAGAGGGCGCACCTTTCCGACTGACGCTTACAATTGGCGCAGAATTTTCGATGACGGGGAAATTCGTCACCTTCGGAATGAGGGCGCGTTCCGGCACGGTCAGACGCGTTTTCGGAACTGATTCCGGCGAAGCCAATTTGACCATCGCAGGGCAGGTCATTACGCTCAACATCGCGACAACCGACGCAACCGTCCCGGCCTTTGCTTCCGGCTGGACCTTGGAAGATGTCCAAGCAAAAGGCGAGACTGAATACTGGGTGGACATCTCCGCGACCGAAGGCAGCGACGTTTTGTTGCGTCTTCAAGGCCAAGCCGATTGGGTGGCGCCCGGATCTGACATCGCGGAATCTTCTGCCGTTGTTTCATCGCCAGCCATTGATGTAAACATCACCAGCGGTGCGGTATCGGCATCGGTGGCAGTCCTCGGCGCTGCGGAACCGACGCTTACCACCAACACCGCAACCAGTGGTTTAACGGGCATTCTCAAGGCCGCAAGCAATACGCTCGACGTTGCTGTTGCCGGGACTGATTACGTTGCAACCAACGATTCACGACTGACCGACGCAAGGACGCCCACAAGCCACGTTCATGGGGGCATTTCCAACGCTGGCGCAATCGGCTCGACCTCGGGCCTGCCGATCAAGACCGGAACCAGCGGAGTCCTTGAGGTAGGGGCATTCGGAACTTCAGCGGGTCAATTCGCCCAAGGCAACGATGCGCGATTCCATGATCGCTCGCACGCGATGACCTCGACGAGCGATCACACTGCCGGGAACTGGAAGGTTTTTCACTCAAACGGTAGCGGACAGCTTGTCGAGCTTGCCCTTGGAGCGGATGGGACTTACCTAAAAAGCAATGGCGCATCTGCTGCGCCTTCCTTCGCGACTCCTGCGGGAGGTGGATCGTCCATCACCGGAACGGGCATTGCCTATGTGCGGTCTGGTGGCAACGACACGACAGGCACGATCGGAAACCCGTCCTTGCCCTACCTGACCGCCCAGGCGGCGTGGGATGCGGGGGCAAGGAATCTGGAGCTTGGGGGTGGCAGTTACACCGTGACCCATTATTCAACATCCGACGGGAGCGGACAAGAAACAGTTCGCGTTCGTGGGATCGGTAAAGACTCAACAAGCCTCACAATCAACTGGTCAGGAACTCCTGCCACTGAAGAAAGCCCCGTGGGAAAAACTCCAGTAAAGCTCATATTGATCAGCGATCACTCCGTTGCCTTTACGCTGACTTTGACTGGTGGAGACGCTCACTCTGGAGACAACAACGGTGGATCATCCCCTGTGTTTGATCTCCAGCATTGTTACATTGCGGCGTTTTCTTCAAATGGGGGAAATAACAGCGGGTCAGGAACCTATGGGACCATCAGCGGCGGAATCACGCGCTGGTGTGAAAAGGAATCAGCGTTCTCTGCCGTAACCGTGGATTATTATGCTACCCTTGAAGCGGGTTTTTTAAAGGGAGGTTTGATTGCTTCAAACGTCACCTACGGTGGATCTGATGTAGAGGGTGCTCTAGATTCTCTTACGGCTCGCGTTGCGCAAGAGACATACATGCGGACAAGTGATTTCACCAGCTCCAGCGCAGTGGTGAGCAATGTGACAGGGCTGGCTTGCTCAGTCGCTGCCAATGAAAAACTCTTGATCGAAATCGTCGGTTTCCATGCCGGGGGAGCATCTGGCGACGGCTTACGAATTTGTTTTACAGGCCCAGAAAGCCCCACGCACGTTCGATACTCATTCACTCACTTTACGACGACAGCCGCGTTGAGAACTGACGCTCCCGCTACGGCGTTTGGAACTGATGTGGTAGATACTTCAGGGACCAACATCTCTCTTCCATTTACTGTTACGTTAACGCTAATCAACGGCTCAAACCCAGGCACCATTCAATTCAAAGCCGGGGCCGAAACTACTACTACAACGTCAACCACGATCTCAAAAGGTTGCACCATGCGCGTGCATCGAATTCCTTGACCTATGATCTCGATCCATGACATTCTTGCCCATGCCTTCCCAGACCGTGGAGGTTGGACCGTAGACGGTGAAATCATCACCGCAGGAGACGGTGGAATTGTCCCAACGATGGAGGAAATTGAGGCTCATCGCCCCTCCGCTGAAGCCGCCGCTGCCGAGCAGTTGGCAAATATTCAATCTAGGGCAAATGGCCGCGCAGCTTTGCGAGCCGCATGGGAAGCTCTCCCCGCCTACATTCGCGGACCATTCCGAGAAAAGTTTGAGGTGGCCAACACGCTCCTCGACGAAGGCGATGACGAGGCTGCAATCGCGATGATCGAATACGCGGAAGCTCCGGCTTCTTATACTCTTGAGCAAGCGACAGTCTTCGCTGCAACCAAAACGGCCATGAAGGCAGGCATTGAAAATCTATCCGCATGAAACTCTTCTTTGACCTTCGCATTGATCGGCTAGTTGCCGCACCTGGACAGGATTCTGTCATTACGGGTCTAGCCGGTAAATCGGGAGATGGAGCGACTCCGGTGCAGCTGATCTTTGGCCGCAGCTCAGACCCGACAAGCACAAGCTCGATTGTCGAAGCTCCAACTTGGACACCGGAAAACCTTCCTGGTGGAACCGTGATCAGGATCGGTATTAAGGAAGATGGTGAATACAGCGACGGCACACTCCTCGCGTCCAATTCAACATGGACGCACGACGCTGGCACTTTCACCTACACCGGAACGCTCGACCTCAACACAAACGAGATCGACACGGCGCTTAATCGCGACGATGCGAACGCCGGAAACGACGTTGCTAGCCTCGCCTGTAACTTTGAGCTGACATATCAGCCCAGTGGATCGGGCGGATGGCGCAGCTCTGTCGAGCCTGTCGAGTTTACGATTTACCATGATATTCTCGTAGGCGATGAGGCCACGCCAACCAATGCAGGAGATCCGACGCAATACCTCCTCAAGGCGAGCGGCATCGAATGGCTTCCCACCACAACAAGTCAAATCGGCGGGACTGCTGCCGATCTGGATGCAATTGCAACCGTGGGCGTGACCGTTGGAAAACTCGTCATGTTCAAAGATGCCGATTCGGCGGATTTGCTGCGAACCTATCAACTAACCGCCGGAACCGATGCCGAAAGCGCCCCTGCCGTCATCCGGCCAGATGACTACAACGCATCAACCAACGCGAAGGTTTGGAAGCAACGCCAAATTGACGGTGAGTCCCTCCTGCCGTCTACCGTGTCTCAGGCAGAGGCGGAAGCGGGAACCGCAACAACCACTAGGCTGTGGACTGCAGAGCGCGTGAAACAATCCATTTCCGCCCTTGAATCGACAAAGGGACTCGCTTCTAGCGTTGCCAACGAAGTCGTCTTATTTAACGGGACCGACGGAAGGCAATTAAAGAGGGCCACCACGACCGGCATCGCAAAGCTCACAAGCGGAGTTCTATCTGCCGCAACCGCAGGAACTGACTACGCGAGCGCTGGAGCGATCACAGGCTCAGGCTTGACGATGGCGACCGCTCGATTGCTTGGCCGCACCACGGCAAGCACGGGAGCGCCCGAGGAGATTACGATTGGCACAAACCTGTCGATGGCGGCAGGAACTCTTTCCGCGATTGGGATTGACGGTCTGCCTCTTGGGACTATCCAGCTAAACCTCGACACTACGCTTCTTTATGGGACGCATGACCGCTATTATATCGAAGGAGTGGGATCAATCGCAACGATAACAATTTCCGCTCAGTCTACTTCATCTTGGGCTGCAAATTCGCATTTTTGGATTGTGAACCGACGCAGTGCCGGAACCTTTACCATTGCCGCAGCTAGCGGCGTTAGCTTGATCTACTCAGGCAGCTCAGCTGGCAATATCACTCTTGATCACACAGATAGGCCCGTCCACATCTGGCGTTCCGCATCCGACGTTTGGAGGGTAATTTCCTAATCATGAAAGACGCCGCCATGTCCCTTGCCAACGCGCTGAAGGTCAATCCGATTGTGACCGCCGCTGTTATTCTGCTCGCCGCTGCTTGCGTCACATCGTGGAGGGCTGCGGTGGCATTCACCAGGCTCAGCCGCGCCGTTGAGCAGTCATGGAGCTACAACATGGAGCGTGAAAGCTGGGACAAGTTCGCGAGGCTCAACGCTCAAATCCAGATTCCCGACGTTGAAAAGATTCGCAAGGAGCATATTTCAGCGAGCGAAGACTCCAACGACCTTTTTGAGTTCCTCGGTCAGGCCGGGAAGTGAGTCGCGATTGAGACGGAAGCGACTGGGAAACATCCGCCTTCACCTTGACCTTGACCGCCTCTGTCGTTGATTCCTAAATACGACGATCCGACATCGAACATTGGGAATGTCCTGACAAATGGATACGGTCCAGATGTGTCTACTCTTTCAATTTCAACGTTGATGATCAGGGGGCTTCCAACAATAGCCCAAACGTAGTTACCGTCTTGATCTTTTGCTGGCCTTGGAATTGGAGCGTGCATAGTCACATCTAACGTCCAATACCCGATATCTTCGGTAAAATTCAAAATCTTAGAATAACGAAACCCAGAAAAACCGACCCCACTGAAATATATGGATTCTTCGTCTGGGTCAGTATATCTTTCAAAGAGCTTTACCTGCGTGTCCCATTTATAGTCGAGGTTAAACGTTTCAAGTTGAGTTCGCGTATCGTAATATTTCCAAGTTCCCGATTCGCAAACGACCGAATAAGCTACATCCTCTGGGAAATCTTCGCCAAATTCCGCGTTAAAAGCAGCAGAGTTAAACTCGAAAGCGAACGTGAATTCCTTCGCCGTAAGCAAATCGCAAACCTTCCCCGGCGGGACTCTCCAATCGCCAGCAACGTTCCATTTTGGAAACTCTTCTGTGGTATCAATTTCAAAAAACGTATCAGGCACAGCAAACGGCCACGCCATGCGATAGCGATTCTGAAAAGGCGCGATCATAGGAACGTTGGAACAACGCGCGTCCTGCTTTGATCTGGCACGGTTGTTAGCGTGTAGGCGAGCGTTGGGTATGGACTGACTAGCTTTGTGGCCCAGACGTTTTCAGCGATCAAAATGGCATCACCAGTGTTTGGTGGATCGCCTGGCGCAGGAGGTTCAACGTATTCGACTTTGTGGAGCGGGAT